GCCTGCGCCGTTCCACTTGTGTTGTGTGTGTTTGTTGCGGTTAGTTCTACGTTTCCAGACACAGCACTTACAGACAATTTGCTGCCAGCATGAATGTGTGAGTCCAGCTCAAACGCATACTTGGGGATGCTGTCAAACGTGATTGTCGTTGCAGTCCACGTTGCATCAGTTGAACCGCGCACAACCTTTACGGGTGCCAAGTCAGGGTGAACCAGAATCAGCGTGTCAGCGCTCTGCGTCCAGCAGATCTCTGCCAGCATGGCGCTTGTCACTGCCGAGATCGACAGGTAGTTGTTGCCGCTGGCGTTGATGTTGGTGATCAGCGCGCCGTCTTTGAAAATGTACATGCGCTGATTGGTGAAGCACAACATGTAGCTGTCGTCAACGCTGAACTCAAATGGCACAAGCCGCACACCCGAGCTGGCCGCGCTTGGCAGCTCTGTGATGTGCTTCAGCCCTGGGCGGCGACGCAAGCCACCTTGCGGCTGCACAATGACGTTGGTGGCCTTGGCCAGCGCGTTGGCATACTGCGCCAAGTCAACACGCGCGCGCAACAGTGGGTCAAGCTCGCCAGTTGTGAAGTTGCTTTGGATGTCAACAAAGCGCGGCATGTTAACCCCTTACCGCGATCAGCGTGAAGTCTTCAATGATGCGGCTTGGCTGGCCTTGGCCGTCGATGTTCATGGCGGTGCGGATGTAACCGCCACGGCCATTCTCGCCAATCGCGCCAACAGCGATCTGCTGCCAGTATTGCGCGCGGTCTGACTGCTCAGTGATCGGCAGCGCCAAGTGCCACGCCATCATGTACTTGAGCAGCTGCACAAAGTATTGAGGCATGGCGAACTCGCCAACGCTGTACTGATAATCAATGTAGATCGTGTCCAAGTTGGTCAGCAACTTGTCGCCCTGAATCTCCCAGTCTTTTTGCACTGGTGAGCCGGGGGTTGCGCTTTGGTACACGGCGCGAGGGTTGCCAAGGCGGTCGCCCGGCAGTTGGAATTCGTAACTCCACACCGAGTTTGGCGTGGTAATCAAGCGAGCGAGCTTGACTTTTTTGACGCTGAAGCTCCAAGGGTACATCACCAGCGTGGAGTCGCGCACATCTGGGTACAAACGGTCGCAAACGCTGGACTCATCAGTGCCGTCGTTGAACGACGAAATAGCTTTCGCACCCAACATCAGAAGGGCATCGGAGCAAATTGAAACGCCAGTATCGCCAGCAGCCATGTGAACCTCTCAATGTAAGAAAGGCCAGCCCCCGAAAACTCAGTGGCTGGCCCGTTCTGTTTGACGCCGATTAATCGGTGTCGGTTGCGCTGACGGTTGTGCCGTCGGCGATGTCCACAACACCAGCGGCAGACACGGCGTTCACATAAGTGAGCACCAAGCTGGGAGTGCCGGAGTCGTACACAAAGATGATGTCACCGACGGTCAACAAAGCAGCGATGCTGTTGAAGTAACCGGAGGTGTTCACCGTTGCTTGGGTATCGGCTGTCTTGTACAAGAACAAGCCGGGTGCGTTACCGCGCTTAGATTGACCAATGGCGGTCAGGCCAGACATTGCAAAAGCCATGATTTAGCTCCTTATGCTTCGCGGCAGACAATCGAGACGATGCCTTCTGCGTCGATGGCGATTGCGCCAGCGCTGAAGACTTCGTTAACCAGCCAGCTGGTCTTCTCGGGGATGTAGTTGATTTCGGTGCGCATGCCGATGCCTTCGCCGTAACCGATTGCATCCTTGTGGAATGCAAAGCAGGTGCGGTCGTTGGAACCGTCGATGGCCAAGCCACCTTCGGAGCGGTCGCCCAACACGTGGAACTGGAAGCCCAAGAACGTGTTGATCTCGCCTTGCACCAAAGCCTTCACGGTGTTGAAGTCGCTGGAAGTCACAGCGGTCTCAGACAACAACGAAGACAAGCCGTTGGCGTGAACGATGATGTGACGACCGTCCATTGGCACGTTGCCCTTGTCGAGCAAGCGCTTGGCTTCACGCAGCTTGGCCACGTTCAGGTTGGTGTCAGAGCCACCGATGTCATTGCTGACGGTCAGCGAAGTGCTGGAACCAGCCAAGGCGTCCAGAATCATCTGGTCTTGGCGACGGCCCATGGCAGTTGCAACCACTTGAACCAGCTCTTGACGCTCGTCGAAGTTGACTTTGGCTTGGCTGAAGATGTCGCTGTATTCAGCGGCGTTCCAGTCAGCGAGAGTCAACGTGACTTGCGAGAAGCCGACGTTCAAAGGAGTCACATCAGTTTGAGGGACTCGGGGAGTGGCAACGCCACGGCCCACTTTGGGGAATTTAACGGTCGAACCTTCGACGCCACGACGTGCGCGAACCGCACCAACCAGCTCTGCTTTGGCCTGGTAGGCTTGTTTCACCTCTGCGTCGAAGAGCGTGACAAAGGCGTTGGAAAGAGAAACGCTCATTTGATTTACCTCATCGGATTGTTGAACAGGGGTTTGTCGCGCCGGTTAGCCTGTCGCCAGGGCCGAATGCTTGCTGATTACGTCAGCCACTCGTCAGCGTCATCACTGCGGTCAGGGCCGGTTGCCCGGTATGCCTTGGCACAAATTGTAGGGCAATTTGTACAAAACGCAAATATGGGCTTGACAAATAAAAAAACCCCAGCACAAGGCTGGGGTAAGTGGCAACCGCTTTCGCGGGTTCCTCGGAGAAATTATTGGGCGAACTGCTTAAACATGCGCTCGACCTTCTGGCGGTAGGCTGCGTCTGTTTTGTACTTGGGATCGCCGACCATTTGGTACAGCTCTTCCTTGCTTGGCGCGCCTTCAACCGGCATTGACTCAACAGGGATGCGGCCCTCGTAGGACTCGCGCACCTTCATCAGCGCTCGCATGCCCTTGGCTGTGCCGCCCATGATTTTGAACTCTTCAAAGTCATCAGCGCCCCAGACGCCTTTTTGAACCAGACTTCTGGCCCAGTTCACCATGCCGTTAACCACAGCGTTGGCATTCGGCCCAAGCGAGTTTAACTCGGCTTTGACGTCAATCTCAGGCTCTGCCACGCTTTCGCCGAGCTTGTTGACCTCTGAGGCCAGCTCGTCAAATGCGGCTTGGCTGATGCCCCACTTCTGAGCCCAGCCGACATACGACTTGGCCAGCGGGTCTTGCTCAATGTCGCCAGCCCATGCAATGGCTTCAGTGTTGTATTTGCCGTCCTCTGGGGCTTTGTGCTTGCCAGAGCTGACGAGCTTGCGCATGTCAGACCAGCTTTTGGCCATCGCCTCCATGTTGGCCTCGCCCTTGTCTTGGTTCCAGAAGTTCTCTGGCAGCCAGTCTGGGCGCTCAATCGGAGTGCCGGGGATCTTGCCCGGCTCGGTTGCGTCAGCGGCCTTGTGGTCGATGTCAGCCGCTTGTGGGTTTGCAGCTGCCGCTGCGTTTGGGTCTTCAACGGTCACGCTGTCCAATAGGCCAGCGCCAGCGCCGGGTTGGTCGTTTGTGTCGCTCATAGTTTCCTTGCTTGGTTGATGCGTGCCTCAATGTCCCGAATGACGGTTCTCTGCCCTTCAGCAAAAAACGCATAAGACGGGTCTGTGCCTGGCACTGCGATGGGCACATTCACATACACCGAGCGCATCCAGTCAAGCAGTGCCTGGCCATCCTCGGTGCTAAAAACCCGCAGAGTCAGCCGTGCGAGGTCGTCGCGCTTTTGCTCTGCGGCTCTGATGTCGGGGGTCTGCCCCATGTTTTCAAGTTCTTCCCAACTCATTGAGCTGTCCCTGCGTCAGCCTCGGCGTTGGCCACAGCCTGCGCCGCAACCCCTTGGGCAGCAATTTGCTGGGCCTGCTGTGCCTTCAGTTCTTCCATCAGCACAGCGCGCTCAGACGCGTCATTGCGCACCGCCGCCGGGACGCCCATCTTGTCGCCGATAAAGTCCACAGCAGCGTCAGACTTGATGGCCAAAGCGCCGTCCTGTCCGAACTGGCCAGAGGCCATCAGCTGGGCGTACTGCACGATGGCGTTGACCTCTTCCATGTTCTGCGCCTGCGCCAGCGGGGCCACGGGCGTGACCTTGACTTCAAGGCCGTTGACGCGCAAAGGCAGGTCGATCAGACCCTTGCTGTCCATGACTTCCAAAATCTTGGACACCAGAGGGATCATGGTCTCGTTGATCAGACGACCGAAGGCTGAGCCCAAGTTCTGGGCCAGCTCTTTCATGCGCTCCACGATCTCGGTGGCCGAGCGCGCGCTCATGTTCTCTGGCGGCAGCGACTCGTCCAGCAAAATGCGCTTGACGTTTTGCACCAAGTCGTTGATGACCAGCTGGGTGACGTTGAAGTCGCCAGAGCGTGGCAGCGCTTGCAGGCTCGGGCCTTGCGGGCCACCGTTGCGGGCCACGGGGATGATGCCACCAGGCACGATCTTGACCGTGTTCGGGTTGAGCACACCGTCGTCTGCCGCTGTATATACGCCAGCCACAGCCAGTGATGCGTTCTTGAGCAGCAGCTCCTTGGTCTTGTTCAGCGTCTTGATGTCTGGCAGCGCAGTCATCAGCGGGCCGCGACCGTAGATCTCACCAGCCACCTTCATGTAACGCGAAATCACCCATGGGCTAGTCTTCATGCGGCGGTAAACCACTTCGGCCTTGCTGCTCTTGTCGATGACGTGATAGCAGTAATCACC